CAATAGGTTCAACAGAGTTAGCTACTAACGCTGTAACTGCTGACAAGATCAGCACTGCATCACCTCAGCCTGTTACTACAGGAACAATCAGGAACAATGCAGTAGACAACACCAAGCTGGAGGATATGGGATCTCAGACTGTTAAGGTTAGAGCAACCAACAGCACAGGAGATCCTTCCAACTTGCCTGTGATAGGGGGAGGAACAAACGGATCTTCCAAGATGCTTGTAGGGACAAGTGACAGCATCAACGCAGTAACAGCAAGCCAGTTCAAACTGGTTAACAGTAGTGATGCAGATGTTACCAACAACACAGCAGCAAAGCTAAGGCTACACACTACATCAGTTTCAGATTGGGATACTGTTGCAGCAGCTACTGACGTACACGATGATAATGATAGGCTGCTATTTTATGATGCTGACGGAGTATCTGCTACAGTAGCATCACTTAAACAGATTGCTCCTAAGAAGCTTATTCAAAGTTTACCAGCTACTACAGCAGGCACAGGAGCTGTGAGGATAGCAAGCGGATCTGCTGTAACTGATCCTTTCAATGCTACAACTGTAGAGGATGCTTTTGCACCTACTCAATCAATCAACTGCCCTATATTTGCAAAGGCTTGGGCAAGTATAAGTAGTTCTTTTGCTTCCACTGTAAGCAGCGGAAGTTTCACACTTGATAACTCTTATAATATCGGAACTGAACAAAGCTCTGGAACGCTGACAAGCTCCACAGCATACAAAATAATTGAATACAAAAGTGGTGATAATTTTACTAATGTAGGAGCTTCTTCAAACGCTACAGGTGTACAGTTTACAGCTTCAGGGACAACCCCTACAACTTGGACAAACGGAAGCAGACTTGTTGCTGTTCCAACAGTTGCAAGCCAAGGAATAATTCAGTTTCATTTTTCTGATCCTATGCCTTCAACTAACTACACTGTTCTTGTTAGCAATGCTTTTTGCACTAAGTCAGGAGATGAGGGTTGTTGGTCTTATATAGATCCAGCCGCATTAATAAAAACAACAAGCAAATTCCAAGTAACGCTTAGGGAAGTGAGTGACGGATCAGCGTTAACAACTCCAAAAGCTTGTTCAGTATTAGTTTTCGGAACCTAATGACACTTTTACAAATAGCCACATACATCTGCAATCTGGTTGGTAAAACAGACAGTACAAGCATCACCAGATGCAAGGAGTATGTTAGGCAGCATCATCAGTTAATCTATGATTCAGCTCTTTGGCGTGAAAGCCTTGTAGTTGATCGAGTAACAACTGAACCAGACGGAAGGATCATCTACCTTGAATTAACAGACGGAGGAAGTGGTTACACTTCAGCTCCTACTGTTGGATTTACAAGCACAACAGGAAGCTCTGCAGCAGCAACAGCTAAACTGTTTAATGATTCAGTTGGTGAGATTGTTCTTACTAATGCAGGCCAGAACTACGAAGACAATCCTACAGTAACTTTTACAGGTGGATCTGGATCAGGGGCAGCAGCTACAGCCTACGCTTCAGGATACAGTGATCAGTTGATTTTACCGCAGAACATTTCACAAGTGTTGGCAATAACAGCAGACAATGAAGAACTCATCCCTTCCGAAATCATCACGCAGTTTATGGCAGATCCGTCATCAATTAACGAGAAAGGAACTGCTAATAAGTTTTCTGCTATTTCCTCTGTGGGTATTAATTTTAATCTTGTTAACGGCGATCTTTACTTTGAGGCAGTCGATGCAGCAGATGCTGGGAAGAAGATCGAAGTAGTAGGGAAATTGAAAGGTGATCCTGACAGAATTTATAAGGAAACAATCACCTTGGCAGCAAGTCCTTCAACTAATGTAACCTTTGAAAGTTATTCTGAGATTACATCTTTGTCCAAGGAGGAAACTACTGACACTATTATCGTAAAGAACATTACAGGATACGATAAGTTCTACTGGAACGCTTGGGAAACCAAGTCTGAGTTTCAGAGAGTCAGATTATACAACAGGCCAGAGTATGATTCTACTGGACCGATACAGTTGACAATTTTAGGGAAGAAAAAGATTAGGCCACTAACGGCTGACACAGATGCTCCGATGATCAGCGGAATAGATAACGCACTGATCAAGTACGGTACTGCAGATATGCTAAAGAGGCAGAGACAGTACGGAAAAGCACAGTTGGAAACTGGTGAAGGGGATAGACTCCTAGCAGTGGCCAGAGATGCAGAAACAAATCAAACAGCTAAAATTATGAGGATCATCCCAGAGGATCTCTCAGGAGCATATACCCGAAATGATTTTAGTTTCTAAAAATGCCAGTCTATTTCAATGATGCAGTTGACGACACTCTGCTGTACGATCGGCAGGCCAGTTTTATAGGTGGCCAAGTCTCTAATTTCAGGGAGAACCTTTTAAACGAGTCTCAAGCTGAACTGATTAAAGATCTAGCCCCAGAGATTAACGGGGTTCTTAAAACAAGAAGAGGCTTTCACAGGTTTGCAAATCTTCTAGGCAGCACCAGCAACAGCACAAACGTACAAACACTACACTTCTTTGACTCTGACAGCAGAGAAAGAGTGATTGCTGCAGTAAACGGATCTCTCTATGAGATTCAGAGCAACGGAACAGTAGCAGCTATAAGTGCAGTCGCTGGGTCAATGATCCCAGCAACTACTCCGGCATATATGTGCCAAATAGCTGATAAGATGTATTGGAGCTGTGATAGCAGCAGCAGCAAGATATTTGAATTAAAGTATTCTGGAGGTGCTTGGGTTAAAACAGTGGCTGCAGATTCAGCTCCTTTAAATGCTAAATATCTGATTGCAAACTCAGGAAGAGTTTTTGCATACGACCAGAGTAATAATGATATTTATGTTAGCAGCATTCTTCCTAATCTAACGGCTTTTGTAAAAATAGATAAAGTTGGGGGGTACGCTACAGCAAGCTACACAACGACCGGCATTGAAGTTGATGCTTTGCCTGTGCCTTTAGATATAGGGCAGATATTAACCTTTAGCGGAGGAGGAGCTTTTTCAGTAAGTGCAGAAGCTGCAGTAAACGCTACAAAGATCTACGGAACACTAACAGGTTCAGCAGTAGGGGATAATGAAGAGGCAGCTATTCCCAGCACACTGTTCACTTTAGGAACTACTAAGATAAATCCGTTCAAAGTAGGCACAGGAGCAGAGACGGTCACAGGAATGTACTCGTGGGTAGGAACTAACGTAGTAGTGTTTTGTGAGAACAGTGTTTATCTGGTTGATACCAATCCCTTAACAGCAGCCACAGCAGCAGCAGGCAATGCTACAGCTACTTTCACTATTAGGCAGGTTAGCAATAAAAGCGGATGCGTTAGCCACAGGGCTGCCGCTCAGGTTGGTGAAGATCTCTTCTATTTAAGCAAGGACGGAGTAAGAAGTCTAAAGCGGACAATGGCTGAGGAAATGGTAGCCAGCACTGCAGGAGTGATCAGCTATCCTATTCAAGATTTAATAGATTCAATAAACTGGAGTGCAGCAGTTCAGCAGGCTTCAGCAACTTTCTGGAACGGAATGTTTATGCTATCTGTTCCAATACTTAGCAGCACAGTTAACAACTGCCTCCTGATATACAATGTAAATACCAATAGCTGGGGAGGATACTGGCAAGGGAATGCAGACTATAACGTCAAAGCTATTGATTTTGCAGTGCCAGCCTTCAGTGGCTATGCAGAGAAACTCCTAACACTGGACAAGGTTGGTAATGTAATGGAGCTGAGAGATTACGTCTCTCCAGAGAATGCTGTTTCTACAGATTTTCAAGACAACTTTGACGGAAGCAACTACAGAGATACAGCTTGGCAAGCAGTTACAAGAGGCTTGGCTTTCAATGATCAGCTTAGTCCAAAGAGTGGAGACTTTGTAGAATACGAATTTGATAGAAGTAATGCCAAGGTAGACATTCTCCCAATTCTGGACGGAGATGAAGGGGATAGATTGGTAACAAATTTAGAAACAGGATCAGGCCAGATATTTCTTGGCAGTTCTGGAACTGTTACAATAAATAAAACTGCTGGCTACGCTATAGGAGATTACACCTCTTCGGGTGTTATTGTTGATGCTTTACCTATTGCAGTAAGTAACGGGCAGACTTTGTTTTTTGCAAACGGAGGAAGGCTCTCTTTAAGTGCATCAGCAGCAGCTACAGCTACAACAATTTACGGAACACTTTACGATGCTGCACTGGTTGATAATGAAGAGGCAACTGTAGGGACAAGCTCCACTACACTGCCTTTTACTTTACCAGATGCAAAAGTGAGAAGGTTCAGATACAGCCTCACACAGTACGATCCTTTTAGAGAGCTACAGTTTAAGATTCAGCAGAGTACAGGAGACACAACAGGAAATAAATACGTTGCCTTGAGAAGTATTCAAGCAGGGGCATTTATGGACACTATGGAGGCTGATCAATGAGCTACGAGGATAAGGTAGCAGAAGCTGTAAAGCTTTGTGCTGGGGGTAATCGGGAAGCACACCTTTACCTAAATATCATCTGCAAAATAGCTAGGTTTATTGATGACTTGTACGATGATAAAGAGAACTGGAAAGGGGCAGATACTTATGACTTAGCCTTCCTTCTCTTGGTAGAGTTGCCAGATAATAGCTTCTTTAATCAGCATAAGCACAATCTCCTTCCTCTGCATTTAGTTTGTTTGAACGCTTGGAAGGATGCCAATAGCTGGGAAGATGCTGGCAAAACTAAACGTACCTACGCTTTAGTGATTAGAGACACTTTAACAGAATTAGGTTTGATGACCGCCTTCCTCACAGGAGGAAAAGATTATCTTGAGAGTGTTAGTTTAACAGTGAGAGAACTTTTTATAAAAGAGGAATTTTAAAGATGGGATTGTATTCACCAGATCCACCGGAGCCACCAGATTACGCAGCAGCGACTACTGAAGGGGTTAAACACGAAGCTGCATTATTAGTATTAAAGAAAAGAATTGAGGCTGCGGCTCGTATGGGCGAGAAGACAACCTACAAAGATCCTATAACAGGAGAAGAGAAAGAAGCAGACTTCACAGGTGTTGGAGACATAGATCAAACTAGGAAAGAATTAGATTTCGCAAAAGAAAGTGCTGACAGCATTGCACAGTCAATGCTTGATATTCGTAAAAAATACGGAACTGAATTTGTTAAGCAATCACTTGAAGAGTTAGAACTATCTGATCCTCAATTTAGAAAAGTTAGAGATGCTTTAGGAAAAGCAGCTTTGGAAGACGTTGAATCTGGTTATGCACTTGCTCCCGGTATGCGGGAGGAAGTGGTAAATGCAGAGAGAGCTGGGCAATATGCTAGAGGTAACGTCTTCGGAGCAGCACCAGCAGCAGCGGAAGCTTTTGGAGTTGGTAATGCAGCTTTCCGTCTAAGGCAGCAGCGTCTAGCTAATGCAGCTAGTTACTTATCAGGTACAACTCCTGTAGCTCAATTTGGGCAGATTGCAGGAGCACAGCAAGGAGCTGCTCCTTTCCAACCAATGGGAATCAGACAAGGTTTAGGACAAGATCCAAATGCTGGAGCTAGATCACTAGGGTTAGCTACAAATACATACAATAATCAGTTTCAGGATTATATGAACCAACAGCAGCAAGGTGCTGATATGTTCGGTTCTGTTGCAGGTCTAGGTCTAGGAGCTTTCACTGGGGGGATTTTAGGGACTATGGGCGGCAAGGGAGCTAAAGGGTTTAGTAAAGGAGCACTAGGAGCAATCAGTTAAAAGGAATATCATAATATTATGTCAATGAGCGGAAAAACATTTTTGGCAGCTTTTCAAGTTGGTTCTAGGCTAGTACCTGATGCAATCGACGGAGCTATTAAAAGAGGCAAATTAGACGCTGAAAAAGTAGCTCTTGAGCTGCAGAATAAAGTTAAACAGAAAGAAACAGAGAGATTAGAAACGTCTAATACAGAACTGAAAGCTTTTAAAGACGGTTGGTCTAAAATTAAAGACGTTAACTCTCCAGAAGGAGCTGATCAGCTTCAAGGTTTAATGAAAAAACACCTCTTTGGAATAAGCCAGTACAAACCAAATTTAGATACATTGACGGGTGAGTTAAAAATGCTTGATCAATTCACAGGACTACTAAGTACAGTTAATTCTGATATTCAACAAAGGAAAATTCTAAGAATGTACAAAGATCAGAATCCTGCAGAAATGTTAGATTTCAGTGAGTACCTTTCACCCAACGGAGATATAGATTTCAAAAAACTCCCGACAGAGTTGAAGCAAAAAGTAAAAGATTGGTACTATAAGGAAGAACGTTTTTCTGAGTTAAGAGCTAAAAGCCTTATCCCTAAAGATGTAGAGAGGGGAATCTTCGGGGGATTAACATCAGAAGAAAAAGGTGATCTGAGAACTTCACTGAAAGATGTTAAGAAAGAAAAAACAGTAGCTCAGTATGTACAATCAAGACAGGCTTTTGATGAGATTAAAACGCTTGTAAACAGAGCACAAAAAGAAGGAAACACACTTAAAGGGCCGCAGGATATTGCGATAGTCTTTAAGTTTATGAAGGCTCTAGATCCTGAATCTGTTGTCAGAGAGGGTGAGTTTGCAACTGCAGCAAATGCTGGAGGTATTCCGGTAAAGGTTTCAAACTTCTATAACAAGATTCTTGAAGGGCAGCTACTCACTCCTGAGCTAAGAGATTCATTTATTGAAGCAGCTAGGGACGCTGTGGAAGGCAAGAAGGCACAAGCTGTTTCCACTGTTCAAAGTTACATAGGCGAGAACGAGAAACTTCTTCCTCTGGTTAAGGATATCCCTAGATATTTTGAGGATATACTTAAACAAATAGAAAGCCCAATTGTAGAAGTTGACAAAGGTGTAGCAGAAGACCTTCCTGCAGTTATTGATTCAACTCTTCCTGTTTTTACAGATAAAAAAGCTATGAATTCTTTTGTTAAAGACTTGGTTTCAAAAGGCAAAAAAGTTCCTCAAGCTGTGAGGATTAATGATCCTTCAAAGCCAAACGGCTTTAAAGTTGTTAGAGTTTTAAACGCTGACAAGATAAATGCTAAAATTGATTCACAACCTCCTCAAGCGTCTATAGCTCAAGGTGCTGATGACCTTGAAGCACGAAAGAAAGAAATTGAAAAAGAGCTTCAAAAATACAAAGGCAGCACAGTTGACACTGAAAACAAAAAACGTTTAGAGAGTGAACTGGTCGATGTTGACACAGCTTTAAAAAATTTAAAACAAGCTAAAGATCCTGATGCCTCCACAAGTCAAAAGAACTGATGCCGGAACTGGGCCACTTATTGAATTAGAAGAAGTAAGTGAAGAGACTCCTGTTGGTCTAGCAGGGGAGACAATTCCTACAGGAGAAGTTGATGATGCTTCACTTAATTTTGTAGGAGAAGAAATACCAGAGGACAAGTGGACTCAAGACGAAGACGGGAATATTATTATTCCAGCAGAGTCTGAATCTGAAAACTTTGTAGGTGAAGAGCTTACTCTTGAAGGAGCACCTAAATACAAAGACGGCATTTATACTCTTGAAGGATTCAAAGAGTGGGAGCAACAGGAGAAAGAAGAAGGCAGAGACGGGTTTTGGCACTGGGCAACTAAAACACTTCCAGAAGCTTCAAAAGAAGCTTTCAGCTATCTTTATGAAGGCGGCAAACAAATCCCAGACAAGTTCAAAGAAGATCCACTTAAAGCTACTGCAATCTTTCCAGAAGCAGCCTTATCAGCAGCAGAGGGTTGGGTTGATATAGCAACAGGAGCTGCAGATCTTGCTCAACGTCCTTTTAGGGCTGCTGATGAAAATCAGAAAGCTAGATACGAACGTTATAAGATGTTCGCTGAAAGAACTAAGCGAATATTAGAAGACAGAAAGAGTAGGGTAGGAGATGCAATCAGATCAGCAGGTTATTTACTTGATAAAGATTTTAATGAGTATGCTGCAAAATATGATGAAGGCATCAATCCAGCTTCTGCTGACACTTTAGGAATTGTTTTAGATCCCGGTGCTCTATTTGGTGGAGGTATATACAGAACTGCGGGACGAGTAGTAGGCAGACCTTCAATAGCTGCTAACAAAGCTCTTAACAATGTTATTAAGGGAATCAATCAAGGGACTACAAAAAAGATTTTTGATGTAGCAAAAGAAACCCTTAAACGACCAGCAACACAAACAGCTAAAGGAGCAGGTAAGCTTGTTGACGCTTACGGAACAGGACTTGAGAAGTTAGGAAAAAAAATATCAGACTTAGGGCAGGAAGGAAGGTATTTACAACAATTCCCACAAACTGCTAAAAATATCGGTGAAGCTCTTAAAGCAAAAGGGATAATTACAGGAACACCGGGGCAGATAGTATCTGTTGTATCAGAAGCAGCACAGAAAGGCGGAAGAAGACAAACAGGGCTTGGCATAGTTAAGAAGAAAGGAACACTTAGGGATCGAGTTCAAAAAGGAGTTCAGTTACTTGATACTCCACTCTCCGACAAGATCCTAAGAAATGCTGGAGATCTTGCTGACAAGATAACAAAAGGGACAGCTATAGGAATGGGAACCGGATACGTTGCAGGTGGAGCTGAAGGTGCTGCTGCAGGTGCAGGATTCGGAGCCTTTGGTGGAGGTTTAGGGTACGGTGCAGAGAAAGCAGCCAAATACACTCCGCTTGTAAGGAACAAGTTTAGAGGTATGGAACGCCTCAAACTTGATGAGGAATTTATTACAGATTACGCATCACGACTTCCAGAAGATCAAAGAAAAGCTTTCTTAAATCCAGATAGAAGAATGGGAGTTTCTGATCTTGCTGCAGAAGCTGATGCTGCCCAGTTGTTTCAGGGTTATATGAGCAAGAAAGGATCTAACGTAGATGTTAAATACACAAACGGGGAGGGAATGGTAAAGGCAGCAAGTTCTGATCCAGATAACCCTAATTTAAACGCTAGATTTCAATACGGATTTTACGACAAGAAAAGTAACACTATCCACATCAACACAGACGCAAGTGGAACAGGAAGAAACAGAACATTATTTCACGAACTGTTCCACCCTACAGAATATTTTTCTTCTCCTTCGATAAAACAAAGATTCAAAGATAAAGGTGAAGGGGTTGATCCTTTTGGTGACACAAGGGCAGAACTTGAGCAGGTTATTTTTGGTACTTTTGATGAGGCTGGCAATAGGAGGAGTGACGGGCTTTATACTGATAAACAGATGCTGGATTTTGAAAACCAATATCTTGACGCAGTCTTTCAGCAAAACCAAAACTCTCCACTTGGTAGAAAAATAACAGAAGCAAGGAAGATAAGAGATGAAGCTATTAAGAAGGGAGACGCTGAAGCTACAGACCAGATCACTTATTTACTTGGCCAATATGAGCTACAAAAAAGACAGAATAAGAAAGCTAAAGAGAATTATTTAAAAGGTGATATAGCAACGAGAAGGAAGAATATAACTTCAGAAATCCTTTCTGAACACTTTGCAAACTTTGGTGAACAGTCTCACTTCGGACTTCTCAGAAATGCTAAAGACGTTCTGTTTAAAAATAAATTTAACAAGAATACTCTAGGCAACAAACTGACAAAACTATCTCTCTCAACACTGGGAGGAATGAGGAGAATGCTGGAAGGAAAAGGAGTAACCTTTGACGCAGCAGGAAAACCTAAAGGAGACTTTAAAGCTGAGAGTAAGATCTTTATTGATCCGCTAACAGGTGAAAACTTAATAACATCTCCAGAAGTTGAGCATCTACTTGCTCAGTATGTTGTAGCACTGGATACGGTCAATAACAGGCTTAGTTTAGAAGGATCAGGTTTTGACACTGTTGAAACTGCAGGATCTTTAAAAGATAAAAAGAGATCTGATTTAACTCCAGAAAGAGAGAAGCAACTTAGAGAAATCGGTTGGCTTGAGGATTTTGACGGCAATGATAATCCAATTTTTTCAACAGCAAGAAAAAGGAACAAAGAGCATAAAGAAGAAGTAGCCAAAGTAATTGATATTCTTAATGCCAACCCAGAAGACTCTGGGGAGACTAAGATGTGGAGGAAGGCTAAAACCAAAGCAGGAAGAGATCGCTGGGAAAGCGGCATCCCTTCTGAGAAGCAAATGGAAGCTTTAAGAAACAGTGATATAGATCCTACCTATGTTGAAAAGATTGAAAAGATTAGGAACGCAATCCTTAAAGGAGACGGAACGATCTGGGGTAATGATTATTACAAAGCTATTACAGGAGGAGGATATGACAGTAAGGCTAAAGTTAAATTTAGTTTAATTGTACCTTTTTCACTGGAAGCAACACAGGCAGGAAACATTAATATCAAAAGCCTTAACCTCAGCAAGCTTGAGGCTAAGATTAAAAACTATGCAGAACAACGTCCTGCTTTCTTTGAAGCTTGGGGTAAAGATCCAGATGCCTTCAGAAAGGATATAGTTGATTTCTTCCAAGGCCCAAGTAGGGGCAAGCTATTTCCAGAAGGAGAACAGAAAGATTTGATCTACCAATTCTTGAATATCAAAAACAAGAAGAACCCTTTGACTGGTGACTGGGTAGACAACAGCAGGCTGATTGAAAGCAATAGAATAGAGAGAAGCACAAATTTAAAGCCTTACGATGATCTTGATAAGATTCCTTTTGATTATACCAAGATGCTCAATAGGCAATATATGCCAGAGCCAAAAGGAGAAGAGGGTGCTCGCTTTATGCCGCCTCCTGCAGAAGGTGCATTTAATAAAGCCAAGGAAACTTTCGGTACAACTAAGAATCAACTTGAAGCTGGTTTCATTCTTCCAGACGGGGAGATGTTGGATTTTTCAGGAAGACACGAAGGAGCAGATGAAAGGGATGTAGCTGGTAAGAGGTATTCTGATCACAGAGAGATTTCTCAGACAGGTGTGGAAATGACTCAGTTTATTAACTCAGGAGCTGTAAGAATAGATGCTAGGAGTGGGCTGATTGAAATAGGCAAAGAGCCTACTACTTCTCAGTTAAGCCAGATCAGGAAGATTATTGAGGATAAAAACTCAGAGGTTTACATAGACCTGCAAGATCTTAATAGGCGAGATGTTGCTGAACAGGATACAACAATAGAGCCAGAAGCAGGAACAGATCCAAAGAGAGTAATAGGATTAATAAGGAGGTTCTACGGAGGGGGAGATATATCAAATGCTGTTCGCTTTATGCCAGCACCTACCTTCTTCTCTAAAGCTGAGAGAGCAGTGGAAGGAGCAAAGTCTGGCATCTTTAATAAGGAAGGATTAGCTACTGTAGATCAAGCTAAGGCACTACTGCAGAAGAATGCTCCACAGACAGAGCTAGAGTGGAGTGGAGTTCTTGACTATCTGGATCTGCAGAAGGAGCAGGGAAACAAAGTCTCTAAAGATGATCTTCTAAACTACATTAAAAGCAACGGTGTAGAGATTGAGGAAGTGATAAGAGGGGGATCTGATACAGACACACTGAGAGAGAAGTACGCTGATCAGATGTTTCAAATGTACGAAATAGATAAAGATCCAGACGATCCCGGTTATGTGGCTATAGACGAAAACGGGGAGATGCTAAGGGAATTCGGTGGTGATATTGTTAGATTTGAGAGCAGCATTTTAGATGCTGAGGCAGGATTAAAAGATATTCTTTTTGACGAAGCCCAGAAGATGCGAGATACCGATCTTCGGGAGATTGTTGGAGATGCGTCTGAGTCAGGAGGCCCAACCGTATTTAAAGCAGATGAAATTATAGGAGGAGGGCGAGCAACTCTTCCCGGTGGAGAGAACTACAGGGAACTTGTTCTGAAGCTACCAGAAGGCTCATTAAAGGAAGGGGAATCAGAATACTTCCCAACACCTTCAGGCCACAGATTTCCAGAGGACAACATATTAGCTCACATTAGATTTACAGAGAGAACAGATGCAGACGGCAAGAAGATGCTGTTTCTGGAGGAGGTTCAGTCTGATTGGAATACTGAAGGAAGAAGAAGCGGATTTAAGAAGAAGCGTCCTGCTAAGGTTCAGGAAGAATTAGATAAGTTAAAAGCTGAAAGGGATAAGATAAAAAAGAGTGATGCTTTTAAGCATTTGGCCTACTTAAACGTAATTAAAGAAGCGAAGTTCAGGCCTTCAGACCTAAAAATAAAAGAATTAAACGACAGGATCAGTGAAACTAAAAATGAGAAATATTCTGACTTATATGATACCCCTGAAAAATTACGTCAACACGCTAAAGACGTAAAAACTCGCATTGAAAAAATAGAAACTGAATACCCAGCTTACCCAGCAGGAGCACCAGATATGCCGTACAAAGGTAGCAAGTGGGAGGATCTAACAATGAAGCGGATGATCCGGTACGCAGCAGATAACGGCTACGACAGACTAGGCTGGATCACTGGCAAGGATACTGCTGACAGGTATAATCTGAGTAAGGTTGTCAGTGAAGTATTTTATAATGAAAAAACCCAGACTTTAACGGCATTCGATAAAGAGGGTAATGATGTTTTAGTTAAAGACGGTATTCCTGCTGATAAGGTTGCTAACTATATTGGGAAAGAGACTGCAGAAAAATTACTCAAGCAGCCTTTAAATACTTCAGAGTTTAAAGTGAACAAGGATAATAAAGACTCTCCTTATCGATTAGAGCAAAAAGATTCTCCGGGGATCATTAGCAGGCATTCCACAGCAGAAGACGCTTGGGCAGAAGCCGAAACACTTTCTTCTACAAGGCAACTAACTGGCACAGACTTAGAAGTAGGAGGAGAGTGGGCAGAGAACCTTTACGACAAAAGCCTTCCTTCCAAAGCTAAGAAGATTACTAAGAAGAAGGGTGCAGTAGGGAGGACGAGCTTAGGGGGAGAGTCTAGGGACAATAAGAAGAGGAAGGAGCTTTCTGATGAACTTAAAGAAGTAGAGAAAGATATAACTAGAAACCTTTCCCTTGTTGATAACGATGCTTACAAAGAAACTCTCTCTAAACGTAACGAAATCCTTTCAGAGTTAGGTTTACCAAAGCCTACTACAGCAGAGTTGGCTGGAGCTTCTGTAATGCTGGAGAAGAACAAGAAAAGAAAAAAACAAATAGAGAAGGAATTAAAAGAGTTAGATGATAAAGGAACCCCAGAAGCCAACTACGTTGACATCACTCCAGAAGTTAAAGAGATAGCAGAAGAAGGTTTCAGTTACTTTATGCCAGCAGGCAGAGCAGGATCAGGATCAGCACCGATGCAAACAGGATCACCACAGCCTCCTTCAGCAGGAGTATTTATGCCGAAGGTGAAGCTTACTGAAGAAGAGAAGGAAGAGAGCAAAAGAATTTTAGAAAAACTATGAAAGGCGGGGAGAGATTACTAGAGCTTTCAAGGAAAGCTACTAGGAAAAGGGAGGAAAAGAAGCAGGAGAAGAAGTCTCCTGTTGCTGGCTCTGACAGGCTCAGACTTGGCCCAGTAGGAGACAGGCCGATGTTCGAGAACTTCAACTACTACAGTGTAGGAGAAGGATCTAAGGAAGAAGGCGGCCTTTTGAAGAAGATGCTTGAAGTTTTCAAGGGAGATCGAGACTACAGTCAGCCAATTAATCCAGAGCAAGATAGGCAGGATAATGAGCTGGGAGAGGCTGTGAAGCTCTTAGAGAGCATTGAAAAAGGATTAGGTAAAATCACCCCAAGCGAAACTAAACTGCCCTCAGACGATAAGGAGAAGATGATGCAGGCAGATCTAAGAAGGAAACAGATCAGGGAACTGATTGATCTGGATAATCTGCCAGAGATCAA